ATGCCTTTAAACGATATGCAGATTCGCCGCGCTAAGCCTGAAGCTAAAGCCTATACACTTGGAGATGGGCAAGGCTTGTCATTACTTATAGAGCCTAATGGAAGCAAGAGCTGGCGGTTCCGCTATCGCTATGCCGGTAAGCCCAAAATGATCTCGCTTGGTGTGTATCCGACGATCACCCTTGCCGATGCTCGTTCTCGTCGCGACGATGCCCGAAAGCTGGTCGCGGAAGGAAAGAACCCGAGTGAAGTTCGAAAAGAGCAGAAGATCGCATTGCAAACGGAATCCGAAAGTGCGTTTGAAAAGATAGCTACAGAGTGGCATCAGATGAAGTCCGCAAAATGGTCGGCAGGATATGCGTCAGATATCATGGAAGCGTTTCAGAACGACATTTTCCCGTATGTAGGGACAAGACCCATCGGTGAAATAAAACCGCTAGAACTGCTTAATGTGCTGCGTAAAATTGAAAAACGCGGGGCCTTAGAGAAGATGCGCAAAGTGCGACAGCGTTGTTCAGAAGTGTTTCGTTATGCCATAGCTACTGGGAGAGCTGAGTTTAATCCTGCTGCAGATCTCTCGAGCGCCCTCGAAGTACATCAATCCAATCATTTCCCGTTCCTAAAAGCTGATGAGCTACCAGATTTTCTACGTGCCTTAGACAGTTACACAGGGAGTCGGCTTGTCCAGATTGCTACGAAATTACTCATGATTACGGGTGTGAGAACCATAGAATTACGTGCTGCATTGTGGTCAGAATTTGATCTAGATAACGCTATCTGGGAAATTTCTGCTGAAAGGATGAAAATGCGCAGGTCACATCTTGTGCCATTGTCGACTCAAGCGTTAGATTTACTTAATGAACTCAAAATGATGACGGGTAACTATCGTTATGTTTTTCCGGGGCGGAACGATCCGAACAAGCCGATGAGTGAGGCGAGTATAAATCAGGTTATCAAGCGTATTGGCTATGGCGGGAGGCTCACTGGACATGGGTTTAGGCACACTATGTCAACAATATTACACGAGAAAGGATTCGACAGTGCATGGATAGAGATTCAACTGGCACATGTAGACAAAAATAGCATTCGTGGTACATACAATCACGCACAGTATCTAGAGAAAAGAAGCTCGATGATACAATGGTATAATGACTATATTTACTCAATTAAGGATTCCACATGGCAAAAGTGATAAGCATGATTAACTGGAAAGGTGGTGTAGGAAAATCCACATTATCTTTACATCTTGGGGTTGGGCTGATGCTCGGTTCCGACGAGCATCCAAAAGTATTACTCATTGATTTAGATCCTCAATCAAATCTATCATATTTAGCATTGGGGGTGGAAAAATATGTCAGACATGTTTACACCAAAAAAAAGCCCACACTAAAAAATATTTTTGATGATTATTTCGATGGAAAGCAATTCCATACTCGCGACGCTATAATAAAACAACCGATAACTGCAAGCCCTGGTCAGGTCTGGATCAACGTTGATTTGCTACCTTCTCATCACGAACTAGTTCTTGTTGATATGATGTTGGCAAGAGAAAAGAAAAGTGCATCAACTCATCAAAAGGAAACAGAATTGGAACTCGATAAGATGGCAATAATAAAAAAAGCCATAGATCAGGTTGCAGAAGATTATGATTACATTATTCTAGATTGCCCACCAAATATTAATCTTGTCACACAAAATGCTTTCTTTGCAAGTGAACTGTACCTTATCCCTGCAATTCCAGACTTTCTTTCCACGGTTGGTATTTCCCTAATAAAATCTGAAATGGATAAGCTCAATAAAAACTTTAGAGGGATGATTCAATATTCTAACTCATCTATTGAATTTAATGACACCGAAATGCTTGGGATTATATTTAATATGGTAGACGAATATAATAAAAAGCCCAAAGAAACTCATGAGGACACAATCAATGATGTTAAAAAACAGCATCCAAACATGGTGTTCAATAACTACATCACAGCCGGGGACGGTATATCCGTTGCGTCCGAAAACAATTTAACAGTATTTAGCCACTCTTCTTTACCTCGTTCCAAACCTAATGCAGAAAAACAGAGTGAATATCTAACTCAAGTAGTTAGCGAACTTTATGAAAAGTTGGAGAATATATAATGAAAACTCATGAGTTAATTTCTTTGATTGAATATATCTCCAAGATAATGGCGCATTACCCAAACAAAAGCGTGGAATATGCACTTGATGACATACTGAATTTACTTGATGCTCGTAAAAAAAAACCAACCCCCATCGTTAAAGAAAAACAAAGTTCACAAATACTAAAAAAAGAAGACTACCTCAAGTCCTCCAAGGATATGTATTCACTTCGACACATACATAACAAAAGTTCAAAGTCAGACAGTGAGCCAAATGAAACATTAAATGATCTATCCATTGAACAATTAAAAAAACTAGCAAATGATATAGGCATCAAAACATCATCAAGACAAAATAAAGGAATACTAGTAATGAATATCACTAAAACTCTGGAAAGAAGACGAATAGACTCCACCATTAAAGACAAAGACAAAGAGGATTAATAAATTCACTTTATGATAACGTGCGCTCTAGGAGAGCTAAGGGCGCAAAAATTCTTCAAATCTAATACATAAAGAATTAACCAATTTTTTCTTGCCTTATTTTAATCATCATCTTGATACAAAGTGTTCGGCACATCAGCCTGCTTCGTAGCCTGAGCTCTTAAAAGCACATAGACGTTTAAACATCCCCACCAAGAACCAGATGAGCAAGGAGATGAGCGGTCAGTGCAGAATGATCTCTACCTCAGAAACCCGACATGCCCCCGAACAGCGCCGCACCACCCACCGACACTCCCGTGAACCCGCGCAGCGCAGCGACGCGCTCAGGCCGCGAAATTAAATATCATTAAATAAATACTTTACCGCTGGCGCGCAGTGCTTTCCCCGCCTCGCCTGCCCGCTTCAGGGGTCGGTTTTCATGCAGGTGCATCGGGGGGCTCAGGCCGCGCCGGGACAGGGGCCGGACAGGAATAACAGGGCGAGGAAACGCATGCAAGACCATGCACCCTGTGGATGCATGGCTTAATTCGGGAAAAATAGCGGTATTTTCGGGGATTTTTTGCGGAGGCTATCTGCCGGCCAGTTCCGTACGCCGGCGGGCATAAATCAGGCTCTGTGCGGGGGTGTATTTTTCCTGATTATCCACCCGCGAAGCCGCGTCAGGCCTGAATCCGATGGCCGTTAAAATATCGCTGTCTTCTGCCGAATAATTAATTTCTTCACCGGTACTCAGCCACACGGACAGCGCTTCGCGCAGGTAATGCGCCGAACGGTCGAGCGCATGGCCGGTCAGGAGTGCGGGCTGCTGACTGAGTCCCATCAGCTCCGGGGCGAGCGTGGCGGCGAGCTCTGTCCCGTGCGCCTGCATAAAGTCATTCAGCCGGTTGCGGATACTGATGCGCTGCACCGCTTCATGGGAGCGGATATAGCGCCCGGCGGCCTGATTTATCTCCCATTTTTTGACATCGATAATGTCGCGCAGTGTCTGCATTCTGCCCGGTATACGGTCATCCCCGGCCAGTACCTGTTCCTGATATTCCTGCTCTGCGGCCGCCAGTTCGGCTTTACGGTTCAGCCAGGCGGTTTCGTTCTTCTGACAGGCTTCAAAAGCCTGCTGTAGCGTAAGGGTGGTCATGGTCAGTTCTCCCCTGATTAATGACGGTATGGCGAGCTGTAGCAGCCCTGCACTTTACGGGGTGCCGGGGGTGTGACCGGGTCCGCGACAGGCGGCGCTTTCTCCGCCGGGGGCCGGATAACCTCGTCAATGGCTTCAGTGGTGCGAAACGTCGCCGAGCACTCAATATTGGTGCACTGGTGATAGCGCTGTTTGACGTTCTCCGACAGATAGCGGGAGGTACGGGCATGCGCCGACTTTTTGCAGAACGGACAGTGCATCATGGCAGCAGCCCCCGCGCTTTCAGGTCAGCCTCGCGCTGACGGATTTTCTCCTGCCAGACCTTACGCTCGCCGGGCGTGCTGGCGGCGTCGTGGTCCATATGCGCAAGCGCGACGGCCGGGAAGCCGGTCAGGGAGAGCACCGGCTCATCGGCTGGCGTGACGGAGAAGGCGCTCACTTTCCCGGTCAGGAAGGTCACCACCTGATGCATGACCTCTTTCTCCGGCTCGGTGTACCCCTGATGGCCGGTGGTGTTGGCGAGCGGGTTTGCCATCACCTCCGCTTTCAGCACCATCGCCCGGACCAGTGGCCCGAGGGTGTCATTCAGCGCGCGGTTAAGCTCTTCCTCAGCGTATTTACTCAGCACAGCATGATGCGCCTGGCGGAATGCCCGCGCGGTGCTGTTGCAGGTGGCTTTCAGCTGGTCACGTTCAAAGGCCAGCACTTCGGTCAGGTTGTGGCATTCCTGCGCCAGCTCCCGGCGGGCCACGCGTTCGATATGGCCGCTTTTCAGCTCATCCGTCAGCATGGCGCCCCCGGCACGGAAAGCAGCACGCCAGGTGCGGGTGTCGCTGCCGTTGTCCTGCTCCAGCTCCGCTTTCTGCTCCTCTGCGCGGGTGATGGCCGTCAGGGTGTCCTCCATCAGGCGGGCCTGTTCAAGATGGGCTGCTCTGGCCTCGGCCAGTCGCTCCAGCGCCGGTTTCAGGTAATCAGGGATAAAGGTGGTGTCGGTCATGGCAGGTTTCCTCGTGGTTTCAACATGAGGTGATTCTGCCGGGGCACACACAACAACACGACCTGTTGCGGTTGTGGCAGTGCTGGCACAAACAGGACGTTAAAACCCGGCTTGCCAGAGAAAGGTCTCAGGAAAAGCATACTCACCGTTTGTTTTTTTACTGTTAACTATTCACCACTGTTCACCATAAGAAAAAATATAAGTAATACAGTAAGATAAAGGGTGAATAGTTGAGAGGGTGACTGTTCACCGTCTGTTCACCACTGTTCACCCTGGCTATTTATTAACCGCTGACCGTTTTTGAGATACTTAGAATTATTTGGGATAAATAATTAATTTAAAATTCCATTTAGTAATTAATCGCTTTGCCAACAATGGCCAATAACGGTCAATAATGGCCAATATAGGCCAGCACCTTTTTTTGATTAAAAATTAGCCTGTTGTGTGGTGAGACACCACAAAATGACTTGTTGCCCTCAGGGAAAATATTCACAAAATAGAGAGCTACCCGAGGCCGGACGGACACGACCGGCACTGTATGGACTTTATGAGGTAGCCCGATGCACACCGCTTTTTCTTCCCCGTCTTCAGCCCCTGCCGCGCCGCTGATGCCGGTTTCTGATGCCGCTCAGGAGCGTTTTATTCGCCTGCCCGAAGTGATGCATCTGTGCGGCCTGTCCCGCTCCACGATTTACGACCTCATCAGCCGGGAGGCTTTCCCGAAACAAATCTCCCTCGGCGGAAAAAACGTGGCGTGGGCGCAGTCGGAAATCACCGGGTGGATGGCCGACCGTATCGCCGAACGCAACCGGGGCTATGACGCATGATGATGCCCGTTCCGCAAAAAGCCCCTTTTTCTGGCTTGCTTCCCTTCGCCGTTTCCAGGTATAGTTTTATCGCTGTCGCAAAATCGACAGCCGGGCGTAGGAACCCGTGTAATTCACAGGCGACACCAGACGCGCCATGCGTCTTTTTTTACGTCGTAGCTCAGGCACACCCATTTTTCGGGCTGTGGTGTTTATGCGCACACCGTAGCTCCGGCAAGATAATGGTGGTCCGGGCGGGGCAGCTTTCGGGCTGGCCGGTATTCTGTGGAGCCGGTATTCCTACCCCCGTCCGGGTCACCACCCATGAGCGTAGGAACTCCGGTGGTGGCAATAACCGCTATTCACAGGAGGTTGCCCCTATGGCTACGACCCTCACCCCGTCACATCCGCAGTTTGTCTTTGTGTTTGCCGCTGTTCGTCGCGCAGACCGTCAGCCCCGCATCTGTATGCTCCGCGCCGTCGCCGGGGATGAACACGCTGCACGCCAGTCCCTCGTTCGCGATTACGTCCTCTCGTTTGCCGGGCGTCTGCCGGTGGCGGAGGTGCGTGCATGAGACACTCCACGATTACTGCCCGTGACCTCGAATGCCTTGAACATATGCGCAATGTCGGCCAGCTCGTCAGCGAGCTGATGCAGGTGCAGGACTGTACTTCCCTGCGTCGTGACCCGACTCAGCAGTTGCAGCTCACCTCCGTGATTTACCTCATGACCGCCCAGCTCGACGGCGTGGTCGAACGCTGTAATCACCGCTGGTTCACCGGGGAGGGCAACGTATGAAAACGCCATTACCGCCCGTATTACGTGCCGCCCTGTATCGCCGCGCCGTGGCCTGTGCCTGGCTGACCCTGTGCGAACGTCAGCACCGCTATCCTCACCTCACCCTCGACGCGCTGGAAAGCGCCATCGCCGCCGAGCTGGAGGGCTTCTACCTGCGCCAGCACGGCGAGGAAAAAGGTCGCTTGATTGCCTGTGCGCTGCTGGAAGATTTGATGCAGGCCGGGCCGCTGAAAGCCGCCCCGTCGCTGTCCTTCCTCGGGCATGCGCCGACTTTTTGCAGAACGGACAGTGCATCATGGCAGCAGCCCCCGCGCTTTCAGGTCAGCCTCGCGCTGACGGATTTTCTCCTGCCAGACCTTACGCTCGCCGGGCGTGCTGGCGGCGTCGTGGTCCATATGCGGGAGGGTGACGGCCGGGAAGCCGGTCAGGGAGAGCACCGGCTCATCCGCTGGCGTGACAGAGAAGGCGCTCACTTTCCCGGTCAGGAAGGTGACCACCTGCTGCATAACCTCCTTCTCCGGCTCGATGTACCCCTGATGGCCGGTGGTGTTGGCCAGTGGATTTCCCATCACCTCTGCTTTCAGCACCATCGCCCGGACCAGTGGCCCGAGGGTGTCATTCAGCGCGCGGTTAAGCTCTTCCTCAGCATATTTACTCAGCACAGCATGATGCGCCTGGCGGAATGTCTTTGCGGTGCTGTTGCAGGCGACTTTCAGCTGGTCACGTTCAAAGGCCAGCACTTCGGTCAGGTTGTCACATTCCTGAGCCAGCTCACGACGGGCCACGCGCTCGATATGGCCGCTTTTCAGCTCATCGGTCAGCAGGGCGCCCCCGGCACGGAAAGCGGCGCGCCAGGTGCGGGTATCGCTGCCGTTGTCCTGCTTCAGCTCTGCTTTCTGCTCCTCCGCGCGGGTGATGGCCGTCAGGGTGTCCTCCATCCGGCGGGCCTGTTCAAGATGGGCCGCTCTGGCTGCGGCCAGTCGCTCCAGCGCCGGTTTCAGGTAATCAGGGATAAAGGTGGTGTCGGTCATGGCAGGTTTCCTCGTGGTTTCAACATGAGGTGATTCTGCCGGGGCACACACAACAACACGACCTGTTGCGGTTGTGGCAGTTCTGGCACAATCAGGAAGTCAAAATCCGGCTTGCCAGAGAAAGGTCTCAGGAAAAGCATACTCACCGTTTGTTTTTTTACATATAACTGTTCACTACTGTTCACTTTAAATAAAAGAATAAGTAATACAGTAAGTTAAGTGGTGAACAGTTGAGGTCAGAAGTATTCACCGACTGTTCACTACTGTTCACCTTTCTGTTTTGACGGAGCCCTGCTCCTTTAGTCTTTTTTGCGATTAAAAAATAATAATATATAAATAAAAGTAATCAGGAATGGGCCACCAGTTTGCCAACGTTTACCAAAAGATGACCAACGTTTGCCACTGTCTAAAAATCGTTCTGTTGTGTGGTGGGCCACTACAAAATGACTTGTTGCCCTCAGAGAAAATATTCACAAAATAGAGAGCTACCCGAGGCCGGACGGACACGACCGGCACTGTATGGACTTTATGAGGTAGCCCGATGCACACCGCTTTTTCTTCCCCGTCTTCAGCCCCTGCCGCGCCGCTGATGCCGGTTTCTGATGCCGCTCAGGAGCGTTTTATTCGCCTGCCCGAAGTGATGCATCTGTGCGGCCTGTCCCGCTCCACGATTTACGACCTCATCAGCCGGGAGGCTTTCCCGAAACAAATCTCCCTCGGCGGAAAAAACGTGGCGTGGGCGCAGTCGGAAATCACCGGGTGGATGGCCGACCGTATCGCCGAACGCAACCGGGGCTATGACGCATGATGATGCCCGTTCCGCAAAAAGCCCCTTTTTCTGGCTTGCTTCCCTTCGCCGTTTCCAGGTATAGTTTTATCGCTGTCGCAAAATCGACAGCCGGGCGTAGGAACCCGTGTAATTCACAGGCGACACCAGACGCGCCATGCGTCTTTTTTTACGTCGTAGCTCAGGCACACCCATTTTTCGGGCTGTGGTGTTTATGCGCACACCGTAGCTCCGGCAAGATAATGGTGGTCCGGGCGGGGCAGCTTTCGGGCTGGCCGGTATTCTGTGGAGCCGGTATTCCTACCCCCGTCCGGGTCACCACCCATGAGCGTAGGAACTCCGGTGGTGGCAATAACCGCTATTCACAGGAGGTTGCCCCTATGGCTACGACCCTCACCCCGTCACATCCGCAGTTTGTCTTTGTGTTTGCCGCTGTTCGTCGCGCAGACCGTCAGCCCCGCATCTGTATGCTCCGCGCCGTCGCCGGGGATGAACACGCTGCACGCCAGTCCCTCGTTCGCGATTACGTCCTCTCGTTTGCCGGGCGTCTGCCGGTGGCGGAGGTGCGTGCATGAGACACTCCACGATTACTGCCCGTGACCTCGAATGCCTTGAACATATGCGCAATGTCGGCCAGCTCGTCAGCGAGCTGATGCAGGTGCAGGACTGTACTTCCCTGCGTCGTGACCCGACTCAGCAGTTGCAGCTCACCTCCGTGATTTACCTCATGACCGCCCAGCTCGACGGCGTGGTCGAACGCTGTAATCACCGCTGGTTCACCGGGGAGGGCAACGTATGAAAACGCCATTACCGCCCGTATTACGTGCCGCCCTGTATCGCCGCGCCGTGGCCTGTGCCTGGCTGACCCTGTGCGAACGTCAGCACCGCTATCCTCACCTCACCCTCGACGCGCTGGAAAGCGCCATCGCCGCCGAGCTGGAGGGCTTCTACCTGCGCCAGCACGGCGAGGAAAAAGGCCGCCTGATTGCCTGTGCGCTGCTGGAAGATTTGATGCAGGCCGGGCCGCTGAAAGCCGCCCCGTCGCTGTCCTTCCTCGGGCTCGCCGTGATGGATGAGCTCTGCGCCCGCCATCTGACATCGCCTGTACTGCACTGAGGGAGAAAACCATGAAAATGAACGTAACGGACACCGTAAAACAGGCGTGCGGTCACTGGCCGCGCATTCTCCCTGCGCTGGGAATGAAAGTGATAAAAAACCGCCATCAGGCCTGCCCGGTGTGCGGCGGCGCTGACCGTTTCCGCTTTGACGATAAAGAGGGGCGTGGCACATGGTTCTGTAACCAGTGTGGCGCCGGTGACGGCCTGAAACTGGTTGAGAAGGTGTTCGGCATATCGGCATCCGAGGCCGCCGGGAAGGTGAACGCCGTCACCGGCCATCTGCCGCCGGTGGCCCCGGAGGTGATGGCGGCCGCAGACGCCGGAACGGAGGCCGAGCGCAAAGCAGCGGCCGCGCTGGCCGTCAGACTGCTGGAGAAAACGCGCCCGGCCACCGGCAACGCCTACCTGACCCGCAAGGGCTTTGCCGGTCGTGAGTGTCTGACGCTGACCACGTCGCACAAAACCGGCGGCGTGGCCTACCGCGCCGGTGATGTGGCGGTACCGTTGTATGACGAGTCCGGCACGCTGGTTAACCTCCAGCTTATTAATGCTGAGGGGCTCAAGCGCACCCTGAAGGGCGGGCAGGTCAAGGGAGCATGCCATCTCATCGACGGGCAGAAACAGGCCGGGAAACGCCTGTGGATAGCGGAGGGCTATGCGACTGCCCTTACCGTGCATCACCTGACCGGGGAAACCGTCATGGTGGCGCTGTCGTCCGTGAACCTTCTTTCTCTGGCGAGCCTGGCCCGTCAGAAACACCCGGCCTGTCAGATTATCCTCGCCGCTGACCGTGACCTTAACGGCGACGGCCAGACAAAAGCCGCCGCGGCCGCAGCAGCCTGTGAGGGCGTTGTCGCCCTGCCGCCGGTGTTCGGTGACTGGAATGATGCGGTGATGCTCAGAGGCGAAGACACCACGCGGAAGGCCATTTATGCCGCCATCCGGCCAGCGGCCCAAAGCCCGTTCGACACCATGAGCGAGGCGGAATTTACCGCCATGAGCGCCAGTGATAAGGCAATGCGGGTGCATGAACATTACGGCGAAGCGCTGGCCGTGGATGCCAACGGCCAGCTCCTGTCCCGGTATGAAAACGGCATCTGGAAGGTGATAACGCCGTCTGATTTTGCCCGCGATGTGGCCGGGCTGTTTCAGCGCCTGCGCGCCCCGTTTTCATCGGGGAGGATTGCGTCAGTGGTGGAGACCCTGAAACTGATTATTCCGCAGCAGGAGGCACCGGCACGCCGTCTGATTGGTTTTCGCAACGGGGTGCTCGATACCCGCTCAGGTATATTCAGCCCGCACAGCAAATCGCACTGGCTGCGCACCCTGTGCGACGTGGATTTCACCCCGCCAGTGGAAGGGGAAACACTGAAAACCCACGCGCCGAACTTCTGGCGCTGGCTCGACCGGGCGGCCAGTGGCAACCCGACAAAACGCGACGTGATTCTGGCCGCGCTGTTTATGGTGCTGGCGAACCGCTACGACTGGCAGCTCTTTCTCGAAGTCACCGGCCCCGGCGGCAGCGGGAAAAGTATCCTCGCCGAAATCGCCACGATGCTGGCCGGAGAGGATAACGCCACGTCAGCCGATATCGACACGCTGGAAGACCCCCGCAAGCGTGCCTCCCTGATTGGCTTCTCGCTCATTCGTCTGCCTGACCAGGAGAAATGGAGCGGGGACGGTGCCGGACTCAAGGCCATCACCGGCGGCGATGCGGTGTCGGTCGACCCGAAATACCAGAATCCCTACTCGACGCATATTCCGGCGGTCATTCTGGCCGTGAACAATAACCCGATGCGCTTCACCGACCGCAGCGGCGGCGTGTCACGTCGCCGGGTGATTATCCACTTCCCGGAGCAGATAGCCCCGGAGGAGCGCGACCCGCAGCTCAGGGATAAAATCGCCCGCGAGCTGGCCGTGATTGTGCGCCAGTTAATGCAGCAGTTCAGCGACCCGATGAGTGCCCGTTCACTGCTTCAGTCGCAGCAGAACTCCGACGAGGCGCTCAGTATTAAACGCGATGCTGACCCGACGTTTGATTTTTGCGGCTATCTGGAGGCACTGCCGGAGCCGGACGGGATGTATATGGGGAACGCGAACATCATCCCGCGCCAGCCGCGCCTGTATCTGTATCACGCCTATCTGGTCTACATGGAGGCCCACGGCTACAGGAACGCACTCAGCCTGACCATGTTCGGCAAGGGGCTCTCAGCCATGCTGAAAGAGTACGGACTGAATTATGAGAAGCGCCGCACAAATCAGGGTATGCAGACCAATCTCGCTCTCAGGGAGGAAAGCAACGCCGACTGGCTGCCGAAGTGTGATGAACCCACCGCTTCATAA